CAGGTCCCTGATCAAAAAATTTTGCTGGTCCTTTTTTGAACGCAGCCAATCCGTTAATATTCAGGCTTTTTAAATACTTGTAAATTATTTCTTTCATAGAGTTACCTCAAAATCTGAACCGAAGATCTTTACAATCTCCGGCTCTGCTTTCTTCTTAATTGGATCAATAAATGGTCGTTTTGCCATCTTTTTTGTGCCACCTTCCAGCCATTCAGCGTGTTTTGAATTACTTTTTATCCGGCTTGTAACTTGATCTCCTTCAATCAGAGTTTGATCATCCCAGTCCTGACGTAACTTTCCAGACTGTGGTGCTGGTGTTTCTCCCGGTGCGGATGATCTATTCGGAAGCCGTTTGTATTTCTTTCCAGAACCGCCTTTCGACAATACTTCGATCTCAATATTTCTAAGGGTGTTTGTTGCCATTGCACCCTTTCGCATCATCTCTCTTTTGATACTTTCATCAAGATTCTTTGCACATGCTTGAAATTCAGCTTCTACGCCCATCTGTATCACTTCTTTCTAATACATAATAGATGGAAAACTGCCCTGTTCCAGCTGGATCTTTTGTACCCTTCACGATAAACTTACGATCATGGCACGGATCATCGCCAAGCAGTAACACATCGTTCTTACTTAGCTTAACCACTGGATGGTAAGACACAATCGTATGACTGATCGGAGTCTGGTTTTGTTTCCAGATTTCCATTGTCTTCATATCTGCTTCGGCTAGTATACCGTCTATGATCGCATCAGGGGCTTCTTTTTCATCGCCCTTTACAACCATGCCATCGTCCATGACTTCTGTATCCTGCCAGTAAACACGGAAAGACTGCATATATTGATATGGTCTACCGATTGATGTCATTTTCAAAAGCGTCCACCTCCAGGATGATTCATCATACCAACGTAAAAATACTCTCGTTTTTCATTCTCATACGGCTTGATTCCAACACTGGAAGATGCAATTTCTTTTTTCAGATCATCATAAAGCTGTTTCCAGAAATTCATTCGATTACCAAAATTAAAAGAGACAGGACCAACACTGTTGTCTACGTCCTGCCCGTATTTGAACATCATATGTTCTAGCAATTTCAGTTTTGCCATCTTAAAATTGTCTGGATACTGCTCTAATACAGCTGTGATCTCTTCATCGGAAAGTGCAGCTGACATTTCATCCTTTGATACATCAGTATCCGCCAATTCGAACCGCATCTTCATAACATCATTTGTATTGATCTCATCTGGAAAATAGTTATACGTCATTCTCCTCGCCACCTTCCGGCTGTTCTGCTGGTTCTTCGGTTTCTTCTACTGCTTCTGATTCCTGATTAATATCAGTATCAACGGAAAGATCAGCAAGTCTTGTTTCAACTGCTGCCTTAATTCCTTTTCTGGAATCAATCTCATGTAACAGCTGTAAGATCGGTGTATCTTCCTCTGTCATGGTCGCAATCTCAATTTTTGCCTCTTCCATTGTTTTCTGAATTGTGGCAAAGAACTGTAATAACTGCTGTGCGTTCACTGCAAGCTCGTGCTTAGATTGTAATAAAGGAATTGATAAAGTGTTAGGGTTAACATTCAAATCCTCTGCATACGCTCCATTTACGCTCGCTACTTCTGCAATGTGTCCAGACTTCTTTAAAAAGAGAGAGCGTCGTTCATCTACGACACCCTCTGGAATAGTCTCTCCGATCTTATACTGCTTTCCGCCAAAATTAACTGGCTTAAGTGCAACATAATTCATATAAAGCACCTCCTACTCAGATACGCAACCACTTAAGAACGTTGCAAGGTCATCGGAAGTCTTTTTCATGTCTGTTGCCATAAGTCCTTCGATGAACTCTGAATGTGATCCTCCTGGTCCATCATACTGTGATGTAGCCATCCACTGTCCATTTCCAAGCATATCCCATGTATAAATATATCCGGCAGATGGTTCTTCAAGATCTACTTCTTTCGGTGCATAAGTTAATAATGCACTGTTATCGTCGAAGACAAATTTCATATCGGCTTTCTGACCGATTTCTGCTGCATTATAAGTTGCATACAGAACTTTTACTTCTTCCAGACCAAGTACAGCTGCAATTACCTGTTCGTTAACAAGTGCTGGATTCGGTGTTGACCCTGAACCTGTAACTCTTTCTAAGAACTGCGGATGATTTTTGATTGCCTTATACGCTCTGTATCCTAAGCATAATTTGTTAGGCATTCTACGTCCGTTTAAAAGGATTTCTTTCTTCATCTCATCAAACTGACCTACGATGTCCGCGTTTGCATCATCAAAATGCACAAACTGTTTAGATGTTGAAGCTGTTGCTTCTCCTGTCTTAACATTTGCCCATGCGTCAGCATTGAAAAACTTGTTTGCAAAGACCATATCAAGGTGCAGATTCATCTGTTCTGAAACCTGTTTTACCTTTGCACGTCTCGGATCAATCGTTGCTGGTGCTCCAGTTCTCTGGTAATCCAGAGCTGTGATGTTATCTACTCCGACGATGATCTGATCTACCTCACATTTGTAAGTATCATCTGAATGAGAGAATACAGCCGGATCTACTGCTCCGAACTTAGGCTTTCTCTTTACCTGGTCTTTCGCGATCTCTTCTTTGTTGAAGATATAGTAGCTTCCAGTGCTTGCATGTACTGGAAGAATTGGAAAGATGCTTGGAGCAACATTCATTCCAGGTGCCTGAAAATAGCTCATTGCCATATTGGTTAAGTAATAGTTTGGTCTCCAGCCTTTCGCAATATCAACTGCGATTGCTGCTGCGTTGTTATGTCCTGTGTTCATTTATTTCATTCCTCCTTTATTTACGCTTCATATCCAGCATGGATGATCGCAACGTTTACGATGTCTCCTTTTGCTGTCGCTGGTGTCAGTGCCATAGCTAAGATGTACTGCCCTGTTGTTGCCTTCTGGCATAATCCCTCTGCATCAACAGCAAGGAAATCTCCAGCCTCAATCTTTGCACCAGCTGCCCACATGCCCTGATTTCTGATCTGAACAGTAATATCATCGCCTTTGGCTACTGTTTCATCTCCAAGAAGCACAATTCCTGTTGCTTCCTTTCCGGCTTCAGGAATTTTTGCTCCATCTTTTGTTAATAAAACCGCTACGGCTGTTTTGAGTTCTGCTCCAGCTGTAACATTGATCACTGGACTTCCACCAGTTGGATTGTATTCATATGTTCTGTTTGCCATCTTCTCTGTACCTCCTTTCTTATTTATCGAACATTGCTCTTAATTCAGGATCATTCTGCATAACGATATCCTGTGCCTGTGCATCAGTAAGGTTTGGCATAGACTTTTTGATCTCTGCTACCTTTGCGTTCATCTTTGCAACACCTTCTGTATCGTCATTTCCTGTGTGAGCTCCACCAGATTTACCGATTTCCTCAAACAGACCTGATTTCTGAATTACCGCAAGGTTGTTATCCATGGATGCAATGAAGTTGTTATACGCTTCATCGGATGTTGCTTTCATGGATTTCAGAACTGGCACTAATTCCTCTGCTTTTGTTCCTAAGAGTTCATACTTCTTAGCAACTTCTTCTAAGGACTTCTGTTCTGCTTCCTCTGCTCTCTTCTGGATTGGTTCCATGATCTTCTTCATCATAGAAGTGAAGTCCTTTGTAACACCTTCCATTGCTTTATTCACTGCTTCCTGAACCTGTCCATCAATATCAGCTCTTTTTGCAGTATCCTCTTTTTTTGCATTTGCATCATCCTGTAATGCTTTTAATGCTTCTTTCTTTTCTTCCTCTGTCATGTTTGAAATATCAAATGCCATTTCATTCTCCTTTTCTTTTTTTTCTTTGTTAATAGTTTCTGGATCACAAGATTTTTCAATGACTTCTTGCATTTTTGCGATCTCAAAGTCATCTGCAACAACAGTATCTTCTTTATCCGTTGCTGCACGTTCTAATTTGATCCAAGACTTGGATGCATCATCCGAAAATGCCTTAAACTGATCAATGCTCTGTGCGATTGCTGCCTGTTTATCCTCACACTCTTTATCGAGTAGGATTGATACAATCGACTGTTCCAGAGAGTTGCAGGCATTCCAGATCTGATCCCTCACGTCGTAGATCTTCTTTTCATTCATTACATCATCAAATGATGTTGCTTCATCTTCCATGGACTTTCTGACATCTTCTGAATTTACTCCTAAGCTGTCACAAAACGCATTAAAGAATCGCTTGAAAAAGTTTCCCTTCGGTTCTTCTGCACCTCCTCTCTTTTTAATCAGGATATTTGCTTTCTGATCTGCTCCGATGTCTACTGCATCGATCTTTTTTACTTCCAGATCTTCCAGCTTTGTCTTTCCTTTTGTTTTCATGTTTCCTCCTTTCTAACGACACTTTTTCGAGTTTTGAAACGTTTTATTGCGTTTTTGATACGCAAAGTGCAATTTTTGATACAAAAAATAGACCAATTTGCATTTTTTACAAAATTGGTCTATTTTCATTTCAGATTTCACTTAATTTTAGAATAAATTTCAGTTTCTCATTTCAGATTTTACTTCTTCAATGATCTTCTGAATCTTTCTTTTATAGTTCTTGTTCCCTGTCAGCCTTATGTGGCTTTCCAAGGTCCTTAAATTTCTTGACGTTGGAACTCTTCTACGTTCCACGTTCTTCTTGATTGCGATCGCAACTCTTTTATTCCTACAGTGCGTATGATGCAATTCAAAGCAATCAGGATTGTACACGATCCATTCATCCTGTCGGTGTGATTTCTTAATCTTAAGAATGAGATCATCTCCTAATCTGCAAACATCCAGTCATTCGCTAACATATCAGCTTGGCTCGCTAACCATCCCATCTGTACACCAGACGTGCCGATAAACGCAATTGCTTTATTTCCAATGTCATTGTGATCACAATTAACAATTGTTCCGTCTGCTGCTGTGTACGAAATACATGTTGCAAGCTGAATATACTGTTTCTTTCCATTCCATCCTTTTCGTGCAACCTTAAGTCCTCTCTTTAAATACTTAATAGCGTTGGAAAAATCAAAATATGCTGCACCACCTAACTCTGGGCAATTTTCTTCATCTGCGATCATCCATTCATCAGATGTAATATTTCCGAATGTATATTCAGGACATTTTGTTTCTCGAATATCAATGTCTTCGCCATCTTTCGTATGCATCATAATTGATTGCTTTTCTACATCCCAGAACCAATATCCGCCCCATGATGGTAGCTTCACTTTTCCTCCGGATTTCATAATTTTGAATGCATCTCTAAATTCCATTATTCGTCCTCCTCAACTTCAATACGCTTCGCTTTACCCTCAATACTGAACATCGTATAAGTTCCGTCCTTGATCTTTGCCCAAACATCATCGTCTGTGATGTGGAAACCAACCCACCAGCCTTCAGGCAACGTACCTTCCTCTATACCGAGAGTTTTCATCTTTTCCTTAGTGAATATAATACTCTCGATTAAAACGCCTGCACCGCCTCGCTCGTGCATCTCTCCGGCTTCACGATAGAACTCTACATAGGTATATGCTGTCTGTTCTAGTTCTTCCGGATCAATTAAATCGTTCTGGCGGTCAATCAGCTGATTTCCATTCTCATCGACTGCAATCTTGGCCCATCCAAAGACGTACTGCTTTTCTTCGTCCTTCTTAGTAATATCTACTCGATTCAAGGACTTTCGTATACTGTCCTGTGTCTGTGCTGGGGATCGTATATAATCGTTAAAATATCTCATGCTTCCTCCTTCTTATACAGCCGATCAAAGTCATTCTTACGAACTACATTTAATCGACCGACTGAATCTTTTACAACATAGTCTCCTATTCTTGCAACAAGTCTGCTGCCTTTATATCTTCGTGCATTAAAATAGACCGTGCATCCTATAACGGCTGTTGCTCCGTCTTTCTGTACACGATCTATCATAATTTCTTCGGTATTCATTTTCTTTGTGAACCAGTCAGGGGCGATCATATCAATATCAGGTGTGATCTGCACTGCCTGAACTGTCTGCTCTATTGCTTTGTACTTCATCATTCTTCTTTCTTTGCATATCGTCCAGTTCCATTTGCATAATGGATTCCGTCACAGATTTTCATAGTTACTTCTAACATCCCTAAAGGTTCAAACTGCCTACGAATATTTCTCGGAATTGTCTTATCCTTTAACCATTCATGCATGTCGTCCAGTAATTCAAACCATTCTTGTTCGTGTTCTGATACATCCATATCTTGTTTCATTAGCTGATCGAATCTTTCTTTTAATTCAAGATGTTTTTCCATTTTCTAAAGCCTCCATCCAGTGCGATACCTTCTGATAATCTTCAATATTTCCTGATAACATCATTTTATCATAGATCATATTATTCAGCCAGTCATACCTATCTGGTAACGGAACAGAAATAAGCTTCATTGCAAAATCATAATCATTTTTAAATAACCCAGCAACTTTATTTATATTTCTTAAAGCTTCTGTCATATGATCGTACTGTGATTCAAGAATTTGTATATTCTCTTTCTTGCTAATCTCCTGTGCTGCAAACTGTACCGAACCCTCTTCCATGTTCTCATACTGTTTATACATTTTATGATCATATTTTGTAACTGATCTAGCGTGTAACTGTTCATGTAACAAAATATGTGGGGCTGTTTCATGTCTGGTTATAATATCTCCGTTCCACTGGATACCATAAACACCAGAATCATCATCAACTACGACCTTTCCACTCCATGAGCTTTCAAGATCAAGATGTTTGTCTGCAATCTCTGACATTTTATTAGCATGGGTTTCTATTTCCTCTGTGCTGTACTCTCTCAGTTCATCTTCTTCTGTTTCATACTCTGCTGCCATGGATTTTGAATTGACATACATCACACAGCATTTACACCTCGGATGAAGCGGAGGAAGTAGCTTACCTGGGGCAAATTCTTCGTCCATTCCAACAACTTTTCCGTTCAGTTCTCTACATGTGCTGCATGTATTCTCACTGTCCGTTGCGGACCATTTTTTGTCCTGTGGTGGTAATATACCCTGATCGACAAGATTCTTTGTATGCTGGTATCTGCCATACTCATAGGCAAATGCTCTTTCGGTCTGTGCGATCGTCTTTGCTCTTTCTCTGAGCTGACGTTCTGCATACTTCATCTGCTTGTCTCTTGCCATCTGTTCAATCTTTTCTGGCTTTGTTCTTGGGTGTTTCTTCTCCAACTCTGCCTTGATCGTCTCATAATACTTCATAGCTGCCTGAGTCTGTGGCTTTGTTAAACCAATACAGGGACGGATAAACCTTGCAAGCTCATCTGTTCCCATATGTTTTCTTATTCCGATATCGATCATTGACTGAATTGCATCTTTCTGTACTCTTGTACAATTCGTTACAAGCTCAGCTGTGTGATTTTCCAACCAATCAGATACCGCCCAATGATCTGCATCAAATTTATATCCAATGTCTATTCCTTTGTGCTGGTTTTGATTTTTAGCACCAGCTTTCATTGCTTTAACCATCTCTGGTGCAATCTTATCATGAACCAGTTTTGAATAATCCTGTTGCCATTCTTCTACAGATTTCTTGGAGATCACACCAGCCTGAATAGCTTCTCTGATCTCTTTAAATGTAAAAACCGTCTGCTGATCCTTCCAATACCTGACCAGCAAGCGTGTTAATTCTGGACTGCTGCTATTAAGAAACCTCTCTAATGCTTCTTTCACATCATTTGGCTTCATCGATCCACGCTTCTTAACCTTTCGGAATAGGAACATATAATCAGCTCCTTCCTAATCGTTTCTTGGCTTCCTGTACCTTTCCAACATCTTCGGCAACGTCCTGATTGTCCTCTGGGTGTACATTATTTCCCTGTGATCCAAGATCATTTGTCTGCTGATCTTCTCTATCAGGATCAATGAACCTTTCATCCTCAGATACCTTTGGTGGCAAATTACCAGCCTCTCGAACATATGTTTCCAGTTCGTCGTCTGGGATCAATACACCAGTGCCAACCATTGCCTGAATGTACTGTGCTAATTTGTTCATGTCGATTTTTTCAATATCTCCGTGAACCATCTTCGGGTAGTCTGTGATCCCCTTGAAATGTTCTCCGTTTAGATCAATCAATCTTGGGATCGCTTGGTTATTAAACGCTTCACAGATAATGTCAAGGTATGATCCAATCGCTACAGCAAATAACTCTGTCTTATCATCGGACAATGCAAATGATCCAGTGTGTTCATGCCCCAACAGAATAAAATCCGCAAGCGTTGTCATTGCTATGCGGCTATCATAACGAGTTATGATCTCGTTCGTATCAATCTGTCTGCTTCCACCTGTGGAAACAAGCTCGAACTTAAATCCCGGTGGTAACACGATTCCAGCACTTTTGTCTTGTCGGACATTCTTTACCAAACTATAAGCCCATGCTAACAATCTTGCACCTTCGGGATCATCTGGATTATACAAGTCAACACCTTCTGGTGGTGTGACCATCGGTATACCAGCGAGATCTCTTTCAATCCCAATTCCCTCAAATTCCTGAATACCTTTCTTGAAGTACCAGGAACGATAAGCATTTCTCAGGATACTCCTTCCTTCTGGATTTCCTTTTCTGGATCGGGTTCTGAAATGGATTGCCTTTTCCAGCGGAATCGTATAAAGTCCAAAATTTGGCGGTGGCATCTGCGTCATGCCAATAAGATTGTCTTCATCGTCATACTCCCATTGATACAACGAATCCTGTGATCGGATAGGAAGCTTTCTCCATCCAATCAAACCATCGTCATATTTGCTGTTCGTCTTAGGGTTTCCTGTTCGCCCTGATCTCCTCTTATATACGATCTCATGATATGACCAACCATATGTAAGGAATGATAATATTTCCGATACTGTGTCAGTCCATGTGCTCTGCATATCATCCATGCAAGACTCAACGAACTCCGCTGCCTCTATATCCTTTTGATCGTCTCCCTGTGGCTCTACGGAAAACTGTGCCTGTCTAAGCAATGTATCTAACGCAAATATGATTGCTCCAATCACATCGTCGTTAGATTCCATTTCTGTATATACCTTTACTCCTCGTTGTCCTCTCAGCTCTGGGAGAAATTCTTCGTAAAAGCTACCGCCCCACCGATTTTGACCGATGCGACCTATTTCATCATACAATGCTATTTCACCTCCAGTAACTATCTTTTGTTCCAACATCACTTCCTGGAACACTGATTGGTTTAATTTTGTTTCTGTAGCAAGATAAAACAACAGCATCTGCCCGGTCCGGAGACTCTCCGATGCGTTCTTTCATTGCTTTTTTTGATTCTAGTCGTATCTTCCCTGATGAACTAAGATCATATTTTCTCGCACTTAATTGTGCGATAAGCTCTGTATCATTTGGTAATACTGCTTCTTTTTCTTCTAACATATCTCTTAATATGGACCATGCATAAGATGTGATATCATGATATTTTTCTGCTGCTTTCTTGTCTGGAACGGCAGCAGAAAAATTAACCGGAACGATAACTACACCAGATAGCTTTCCTTCCGATTTTAATTCATTCAAACGATCTGTTACTCCTCCACCAAGACCAGTATCATCTATGATCACATATATTGTTTTTTTATATTTAAACTTTTCCTTGATATTCCTACACTCTACAACAACATCTCCTACAGTTTTCATTAGATCTTGACCATGCCTAATCTTTTCTAGTGTGATCTTGTTATTCATATTTCTTGCGATCACTGTGTCATCATCACCAAAACGGGCCACATCGACTCCCAAAGTGCAAATATCAGCTGGTGGTATCTCTTCCAGGATGATCGATGCTTCCAACATTTCCAAAGGCATATAAACATCATCATCCTGTTTAGGAAACAATCCTTTTACTCTGACTCTGACAACATTACTTTCTTCTCCATATTTCCTGATCAGAGAATCAATGTTGTCCTTATTAGTTCTTTTAGACTCTGCGGAGTTTACAGTGATGCAATAATATAATTTACGATCCGATGTATGGCTGTCGTAAAATGTACCGCTTGCTTTTGTCGGGTTTCCACAAAGTAGCAATTTATTATTTGATCCTGTCAGAGTACCTAAGATTGCTTCCATGATCGGATCTGCAACACCAGAAGCTTCATCAACGATAAATAGCATATTATCCTCATGGAATCCTTGCATATTTTCTGGAGTGGTTGCTGTTCTTGCTACTGCATACCAACGTTCTTTGCTGCCAATCATAGATATTTTTGTTTTGGTCCACTGTAGTATCTCCTTCAATAACGGAGATTTACTTTGCCACTTTGAAACCTCTGCCCATAGAACATCGTTCAACTGGTGCAGTGTTGGGGCTGTTGCAACAACTCTTGCATTCTCAAAACAGCTTAAAAACCATAACAATGTTGCGGCTTCAAATCCTGTTTTTCCAACACCCTGTCCGGATTTTATCGTTACTTTTGAATTATCTCTTAAAGCAAATGCTGCTTCTTTTTGCCATTCATCTGGATAAAAAAAAAGAACTTCTTCAAAAAATTGAACTGGATTCTGCTGCCATAAAGGAATACTCTCTACAAGGAAATCATGTAATACTCTATCATCCATCTGATTCCCTCGCTTTTTTTACAGCATCCATCCAAGATTGAACTGCATCTTCTCCTGTATCAGTTTCACTGTGTCTGATTTGTTCTGTCTTAGCTCTGATCTGCTCAATCTTAGCTTTCTGTTCAACTGTAGCAATATCCATATGATCTGCAAGCCATTGTAAAGCTTTCATCTTATCAACCAGCTTAATACTCGCTCCGTCTTTTCCTTGCTTCACTTCCGTGATCAACGTTCCATCAACATCTTCAGATTGTTTGAATTTCACAGTATTGACTTCTTTTTCGAGAACTTCTTTTTCTCCAGTTTCTTTGTTTTCTACCATTACTGGACCAAAAGCACCCATAACTTGAATATTTTCTCGCCCAAACGATACATAATCTGTCACATCTGCAAACGCAATATCCATGTACTTTTGAAAGATATCTTCCTGCTTTAACAGTTCCCTGTTCATATGATTCTGCTTTAGCTGTTCAATCTCTTTTCTGATCACTGGATTCTTCATAAGCCTGCTTCCTAATACTGCAGCAGATGCATAAGTACATCCTGGATAAGCTTTCATGTAAGCTTTCGTGTAATTAAACATCCTAGATTGATACAAACAAAAAAGCTGCTGCTGATCGGTAAGTTCATCGTTGATCGCGACTTGACTTACGTCCTCTGCAACGGCTTCTTTTTTGTGTGCACCCTTTTTATTTTGTGTGCACCCCTTTTGGATGCATTCTGTCTTTTTATCTCTCGACCATGCGTATCGTTTCTTCCATGACTTTACAGTGTTGATCGAGACTCCATACTTGGCAGCAATGTCTTTATATTTCATTCCCACTACATAGTCGGCTTCTGCAAGTATGTAGTTTTTTTCTTCACTCAAACATTACCACCTTCTTTCTTATTTCTTAAATGGACCACCAGGGACTCGAACCCTGGACTGTTCATCGGTTATAAGCCGACCGCTCTCCCTGCTGAGCTAGTGGTCCTTAAATTTATGTACGAAAAAAGCACCCGAAGGTGCTTGATTCTTTATATTATCTAGCTTTTGTTACTCCAAGTACGCTCATCAATGCTTCTCTTAATACTCCAGATACATTGATATGAGCTTCTTCTGCTTCTCGATTTAACCAATTGGGTAATGTCACATTTCTACGAACCATTTTATTATCGATCGCTCTTCTATACTCTGTAAGATCAACATCAACTAAAGATACAATTCCTTTTCCATCTTCTGCAAACGTTCCATTAGTCACGTCAACATCTGCTATTGGTGTAGGTTCTGGTATTGGTTTATTTTCATCCTGTAAATTGATACATGCTAAACCGATTGCATCTCTTGCCATTTCTATCGCATCTGCAATGGTTCCTTTTGCCTTACCCTCTTCATTTGCTTCTGTTAAAATTCCAAGATCCGGAACTTCAACTAAAATATTCGTATCTACATCTGTAAAGATAACTGGGTATGCTCCTTTCATTTCGTTCTCCTCCTATTATAATATATCTATTATGTGTTAAGGACAGGGGATTTTATAATCCCCATTTCCTTAAAATTGCTCTTGCTAACCTTTCATTTATCTCGCGATGTCGTGGAATCTTTTCTTCATCATCCCCTCGCTTATAAATATCATGGTTTCCTCCGTGTCTTGCAAATTCAAAACCCGCTTTTTCAAGTTTCTTCACTAGGTCTCTTTGCTTCATAAGTTACCTCCTTATGATTATATTATACACATTTAGTGTGTATAAGTCAACGCCTAGTGTGTATTTTATGTGTATTTTGCATAAGAAAAACCCGAGATGATTTAAAAAATCTCTCGAGCTTTCTTACTTCGAAATACATACCATTAAAGAAGAACTTTTCGTATAGTATCAATACACAAAATGTTTAGTCTATATATTAAACTATTTTCCTACGACAGTGAGCGACATTTATTCATTTTCTGCAAAAAATCTTTCATTTCTCTTCTGTAGATTCTTTTCATTGTACGCAATCTTTCTTTTAGGATGCATGGCATTCATCCTGTGCGCTACCTGTGTCCATGTCATTCCATCAATATAATACAGTCGGAAAATAGTTCTCAATTCACTTTTTTCGATGCTACTTATATACTGTTCTACTTGATTTGTTAATTCTAAAAGTTCATTTTCCTTTTTGATCAACATAGATTTTCGTTTATTAAGCAGCAGCCTCTTTCTGCTAAGTTCTGGTACTGGCATACCCTCAACAACAAAGTGCTGTATTCCACCCATGCCACCGCTTACTGTGTCTTTTACCGTTCCTTCTTCTGCAATTCTGAAGATCTGCTTTTCAGTCTCTGTGATTCTTCTCCTTAAATCTTTAATTTCTTCTTTCATGTCACAATATTGGATCAGTGCGTTCTTGTCCACGTTCTCCCCTCCTGTTACGATTTATTATCTGCTGCCTTATCCGATCCGCCATCTCCTGATACTCTTGCTTGTATTGCACCTGATCGGCACAAATGCCCATGCAGATTATCTCTGCACAGGCTTTGCATGGATCAATCATATCTGCCTACCGCTCTTTCTTTTCATCTGGCGGTTTCTTATGATCGCTTTTCTTGCATTTGAGTAATAAGGCCGTGATTCTTTCTCTCTTCTTCTTAATTCCTGTTCCTTTGCCTTCCAGGACAGATACTTCTCACATCCTGTCTGACAAGCAACTCTCTTTGATCCGTGTGATCTATCTTTACAATTTAGGCACGGACAATCTCTATATGCCATTTATGTATCAACTCCTTCGACTTATTCTTCAACTAATATTTCAACTAATCTAATAATTAGTTCAACTTTCGCAGCGGACATTTGCTGCATACTGTTTCTATCAGCTCATCATAGTCTTTTATTTCGCTTGGATACTTGCAATAGTTATCACAGATGTTGCTTTTTATTTCATCAAAAAATTCTGTTATTGTCTTTGGTTCCTCTTTCACGACACCTGTAAGATTCTCTGTTATTGTCATAACTCATCCCTCTCTTTCGCTACAGCACAGAGTGACATCACTGCCACTCCTGCTACTGCTCCAATAACTAATCCGCTTAAAAATCCAACGATCATAAATTAACCCTCCATCATATTTTCAAACCTGTATTTTTGCTTTGCATCTGGATATTTTTCGTGATCTACTTCACTCATAAACATCTGTAATGGCCTAGCATACATTCTCTGCATCTCTCTTATATCTGAATATATTACAAATAATTCATTTGTTTCTGTATGACGAGCCACTGTAATAACAACGTACAAACTTCCTTTAAAGTGTTTGTATACTTCATATGCTTTCGGCATGTGTCGTCCATTTAGCATTTTCGCCGCTCTTTCTATTTTCTCTATTGTCTTTCCCATATTCTTAACGCTCCTTTATTCCAAGTGGAATGTTACATTCTGCATGATTGATCCCAGTATCAAAAATTTAATAGCTTGATAGCAATCTTTTTTTCGGTCGGAATAAAAATAAATTCCATAACATGCGATTGTTAGTGTTAAACTTAATACTTTTACAGCATCTTTTGTTGTTATCATTTCTTACTGCCCCCCACATCGTAAATCTCACATGATACTACTTCGTTTCCTGTTCCGTTATCTGTAACCTCAACATCCACGTCATATCCGTGATCTACCAGAGCATCGATGATAATACTCTGGATGGATTCTTCTTTTGTGTGGATATAGGCTTTTCCTAATCGTTGTCTGACTTTGCCCATTATTCTTCTACCTCTACACCGAAAATGTATTTTAAGATTCTTTCTTCTCCCACCGCTTCAATTGCGTCACGAGCAATAGGAGCTGATGTAAAACATGTAGCTGATTCTTCTTCTATGTAATATCCCCGTGTTATAAAAAGATCATTTACTCTATGATTAAACGCAATCATATAATGACCGTTGTCATTATTCCATGCTTCCTTTTCGGGATCATTGTGCTCTAATGCGTATCTTTTCAGTTCTGCTTTTACCTTTGCTCTTTCTAATGCAAAGCACACTTCCTCTCTCGTTTTATATACATTCCCAATTTTAAATCTTTTATAATCAGCACCGGCTTCTTGCCAAGTATCTGTACATACATCGGTAAAATCGTTTATGTAATAATATTGGTCTATTTTTTTAGGCTTCCACACACGACTTTCCTTGCTCGGTTCTTCACTCGCTTTGCCTAACACTTTTGTAAACTGTTCTCTTTCTTCTTCAGTCAAATTGTCTAAATGTATTATGTTCTGTTCATTCATATTCTCTTCTCCTTAATCTCTTGGTTGATACATCAACTGTTGTATTGTTCCATTAGTTGATGTATTAATTGGTATATTAGTTGTTCCTTAACTTTCTTTAACAATTAATAGAAACGATCTTTCTGCATTTCATCATCAACTTCTTTTGGTATCGGAATCGGTTCAAAGTCATCATTTTCCCCATTCATAAATTCAATCAGACCATCTATGTAGTTGTTAAATTCCACCATTCTTTTTTCTTCGTCAGTCATTATCAATCACTTCCTTCTCACAATGAATGCAACTATCATCACACTTGATCCGAACCTTTAGCTTCTGCTGCTTGTCCGGACACAACTTCATTTTTCTGATCGGTTTACCTGTGATCTCACAGATGTAGCCTTTAAATTCTTTCTTGTTTACCATACTGCCACCGCCTCATGTAAATGTTCTCTTAATACGTCTGCTGCTTCGTGCTGATTTTCATGCTCCAATAACTTAATCACATTCGGTAACACTCTTCGCCCTTTATCGATCACTTCCTGGTTTGATGCAATCATTTCTGCATTCATGTCGATGTTATAACGTTTCTTTAAATCAATTGCCATGTCTTCAAATGTTACAAAATGTTCTGCGTACTGATCCAGAGATACCAGGCACATGGATTTATGATCATATGCTTCTTTGAATCTTCGAAGCCTCTTTTCTCCAAAGCCTTCGCTATCTGCCAGTGCTGATAATGCTGTTGTCATGATGTTTCCATAGAGTGTTGTTGCTAGGATTTCAAAAGCTTTATCTAATCTGTCGTTGTCGATCAGAAGTCCAACTCTCAATGCTCCTCGCATCTGAAGCTCTTTTCTTAATCCATCAATTCCCTTTTTTTCTGCAATACCTAACGCATACGCCATTCCTGCCATTCTTGCTTCCTGCTCTTTATCTAATTTTCCCATCGTTATTTCCTCTTACTCGTATGATCACAGACAACTTAATTCTTTACCTGAAACAATGAATTATCCCAATCACTGTCCTATTACTTTTTGCCTGATTGTATAATTCATTGCGATTCCTTGTTTGTGGTTTGCAAAATGATAATTGTAATACTGAATCTAGATCATGAAAATAAACAGAAACTTGAAAAAATATGTTTACATCGTATGATTTGTTAATAGTTACTTGAGAAATCTTAATCAGGTAAAGAATTAAGTTGTCTGTAATGGTACTCCTTTCTACTTTACATTACTGCCAATAACTTATTAATAAAGTACTGCTGCCCTTTACCAGTAACCATCGTTGTTCTTGTTATTCTTATGCTCTCGTCTGGATTTGTGATCGTTCTTTCCTTGATTTCAAACAACCCTGCTTCCATGGATTTCTGCGTTGGCATATTTTTGCTTGATCCACCTTTGATCAGGTATCCATTATTTCTCAGGTATGCGAACAATCTATTCTGACCTGTGTGCACTCCGTTTTGCCGAAGAATCTTAGCTAACTCTCCAATCAAGATAGATGTATCGCTCGTGGACACAGCATCGGCAAACGCTTCCTTTGGTTTCATTCTCTTGTTATCTTCTAACAATGCAGCATTATTACTCTGTAGATCATTTATTGTCTTTTGAGCTTCTAATACTGCTAACGCTAGCAATTCCTTTCCTTGTGGGATATGATCTGCAATGATTTGCTCCATCGTGTGAAATCTATCAATATACTTTGCTGTAAACTCGGTTCCTTTAATTCCTGTGAGTTTATGAGCGATAAATTCGCATCCTTTCTTTGTGATCTGGTAACATGGTCGAGTTCGATTGTTATTATCTACATATGTTGATTCATTGAAAAATTCGTCGTGTCCAAGATTGGACTGTGCTAATTGATCAATGTATTCTCTTATGTCTCTCATCAGTTTGTTATGTGCTTTACCTACCATCTCAGCAACTTCAACACTACTGATTGTCTGTTCAATCCTATCCATACACTATGTCATCTCCTAACTGTTTCTTTAACAACTGCTTCTCCAGATTCTCGTAATCACAATCTTTGACTTCTCGCTGTGTAAAATTGTGTATAGTTTCTTCTTTCTTTGGTTTCGGTGTTGATTTCTTCCGTTTCTTTGATGTAGGGAAGAAACTCTTATATCCTCCACCAAATGCTTTTCTTACAATGCCCAACTTATCAGAATCGTTCTCAGCCAGAGAATCAAGTTCTTCTTTCAAGGCATTGATCTGTTCTGCAGATAATGTTGGTCCAGTATGATTCCTCATATCAAGATAAAGACAGAACTCTCTGTTCAGATCTGGATTGCTATAATATATATTTTTATTTACTTTACTTTCCTTTTGTCGTTTTTCTGTTGCAGAAATATCTTTTTCTGTTGCAGAAATGCTTGTTTCTGTTACAGAAATGCTATTTTGTGGTGCATTTAATAAAAGTTGACCGTTTTCATCAATCAACCAATATTTACTTCTATCGACTTTGTTCCTAACAGTCACTTCTTTATAGCGTCGCTGAACTCCAACAGAGGTAATAACATTTTGATTCAGGAGGTCTTGATCGAAAAGACCTATCTCCGCACAATAATGAATTACTTGTAACACAAAGTCTTTTTTCTTTACCCAGCGGTTACCAATGGTTTTGATTATTTTTACCGCTAACTGCTCCATTTTAGGCACTTCCAGGTAATATCCTTCATGATAAATCATGCATAGAACAACATCATAGATGGTCTGCCCTAATGGACCATACTCGTTCATCAGATCCATGATGTTAAAATCGTCGTAATAATCGACATCTTTAGGAAAGTAATCTAGTCCTGTTTTGGGTTTACGGCCCACTTTAAGAACACCACCTTCCGTTTATGGTTCTTTCGCTGCATTGCAGCTTCTACATAACAATGCTAAATTATCTTCTTTGTTTAAATCTTTGTATGGAAGTCTCTTTTGTGCAAACTGAAGAACAGATACAACATGATCTATTTGTAAATGCTCTCTGCTGCCACATATACAGCATTTATTCTGATACTTTGCTTTGATATACTCTTTTACATCTTTCCTAGCGATAAAATTAGAAGATGCGTTTCTCAATGCTTTATATCGGATTTTTAGATTATCTGAATTGATATTTCTGATTGTTTGCCATCTAGGGTTCCATTTTGGAAAATTCAAATCATCCATTTTTGATTTCTTCTATCTCTACTTCAACTCGTGGGTCCTCTGCATAATGCTTTTCCATATGCAGCGTTACCACCTGCGTATCATCTCTGTATGCTAATTTATTCAATGCATCAAGAATACTTTTTGCAATGTTATCAATGTCTGGTTTCTTCGTTGGAAACATAAGGTCTTCCAACATCTGTTGTTTCTTTTTCTTGCTTGTACTCTTAACGATCGGATAATAAGCTATGATCGTTACTTTTAAGGGCTGTCCGTCATTAAAAATGATGTTGTTTGATTCCTGCCTGTAACAGCACTTGATCAGATTCTCATACAACATAGTACCTTCTGGCGTATATGAGAAAGTTCCACCTTTTTTACTACGGACAGTTTTCGCCCTGGCTTTTCCTTTCGGTGCACCAGGGACTGTAAATCTAACTGTCTCCATAACTGTTACCCGATGATCGTGATCACTTTTAACAGTTCTTCCGGTAAATTCTCTGTTAAATATTTCTTGATAGCATCTACAGCTTCATACTTCCAGAGACCACCATCAGCTTCAACAAGTTTGAATAATGGTTCTCCGTTAGAACCTTCTCTGATTCGAAAGATAAACTTGCTTTCTGGCTGTTCTACTTCCAGGAAGGTACGATATGGGCGAAGTGTTACTGGATTTGGTACGATCACATCTTCTTTTCCTGCAATACCTTTTGTGATCGTAGCTTTCTGGCTGACTCCATCATCTCCATAGTTGGCCACTGTTTTATTTTCTACGTTTCCAGCAACTGAAAGAATCAGTTCTGTTTCATCACTCTGTTTAAAGGCAGTCTGCATGTTGATTACAAACGCTTCCTGATCATAGTAATGATCGAAATCAAAACCATTTGGATTTGTACCTACGCGGAATAATTCTTCTCGATTTCTTTCATTTGTAAGACCAGATAGTAATCTTACTTTTGTTGGAGATTCTACATGAATGATCATAGATTCTCTTAACTCTTCACTCTTTCCACTGATATAATCGATCAGAGAATTAAGACTTGTAGCTGTCAATGGTTCTGCAAACTCTTCTCTGTCATATCGTGACATAGATTTATCGCAATAAGTCTTTCCTGCGATTTCTACAACATGTGGCTCTCTTGCACTGTCTGTCAATTCTTCTATATGTTCCATTGCTTCTCTTAAAAATGTATTATCCATTGTTATGTATCCTCCTGTTTTATGCCTGTTTTGCTTTTCTTAAATCAATTACTTTATTGCTTGGTTCGTAGATCTCTCCAGTGTCCGGATCAAATGCTTTCTGTGGCTCATCTTCTTCCTGATCGATCACATCCTCAACATTCATCTGTCCAGGAATCTGGTTAAAGATTTCAACTGCTTCAACCTCTCCTGTACGAAGATCTCTGCCCATACTCAGTGCTGTTGTAGCTCCAAGTTCTGGTGCAAGGCTTAACTTTGTTTCTACCGTAGTTGCCACAAAGTTTCTTTCATCGTTTGGTCGGAAACTGATTGACACATTGATCTTTCTGACCTTCTGCGCATCAGTGTTCGGGTCTTGAACATTTTCAGTGATCTTCTCTAATGCTTTGTTGAGCTGTACTGAAAGTTTCCCTCCTGCAAACTGTTCTAAGTTAATATGTTTCATCGTGTTGCTCCTTTCTTTTATTTAAAGAACTGCTGTGGTTCTTCTTTTGTTGTTTCTTCCTGTAGTTCCTGTTTTTCTGGTTCAGGTGTTTCCTCTGCCGTTTCCTGCAGATCCTGATCTGCTACAATATTTTCTTCTGAAACTGTATCTACATAATCTTTTGTTCCATCTTCATGGATCACCGCCATATCAGATTCCATTGCATTCTGCATATCAATGCTCATGATTCCCCATTTACTGATCAGCTGGCGAAGCATTGTCTTATAAGCCATTCCATCAAAATCTTTCTCCCAGAATGTATATCCTTTTTTTGCTGCATACCCTTTGGAATACTTTAATGCATGTGCTTCCATTTTCTTTTTGGACCAGTACATAGCTTTTCGGAAACCGTTTGTATATTCAAACATTGCATAGTATACGATTGTCTTTGCTTCTTCCCTTACTTCCTCATCATCGATCAGATTTACTTCGATTTCTTCATTCAGTGGATCAAATCGAACCAATTCCCCATCCTTAATTGCCAGAACGTTTAGTTTTTTGTACTGCCCTGAGCGGATCGCTAACTGAATGTATCCTTTATAACCAAGCTGAAACTGTGCTTCTTTACATCCTTTTTTGTTGTTTCTGAATGGAACCATGTAATACTGTCCAAGCTGTGGTGATGGAGAGAGTTTTAAAGACTCTCCAAGTAGTGCAGCACTTAAGATTGATGGATTTGTACATTCCTGTAAATCTGAATTAACCTGTACTGCAGATACAATAGAAGCAATGAAACGATCTCCGTTTTTACCACCGACTACATTATTAATCTGATTTTTTACAGCATCATTTGTAAGATATGCCGTTAATCCTGTTTTCTGCTGTCTGTTCGCTAAACTGTTTCCAACTGCCATCTTATAATTCCTCCTTTGGATCTATGATTTTAAATTCTTCACATACTTTTTGTACTAGACTGAGTCTTGCGTTAACTTCTTTAAAGTTATGTTCTTTTACAGTACATCGGAATGTGATCGTTGATATTTTTTCTCCTGTATTCACTGGCTTCTGTGCTTTTACTGGCTTTTCTGTGCTTTTACCTGCAAATACTACTTTCTTTGCTTCTTCTTGTGATCGTTGTTTTCTTTGTTGCTCTTCCTGCTTTAGTTGTTCCTCATATATTGCTTTCTGCTTCGCTGTCTCCTCTAATTTTTGTTTTTTGTTGATTGCTGCAGTAAGATCAAAGTTCTTTAGATACTCTTCTTTCATCTCATAAGCAAAGGAACTTGTGTCTGCATTTATGACGAATAAATCATTGTCAACCTTGTCACGAATTTCTGTAATCTCCTTTGTGATTGATTTAAACGTTGTTGATACATTTAACCAGGACTCCTTAAAAATTTTGTCAAACGTTACTACGTCAGCGAGTCCACCGATTGTTTTTGCATAGATTTCTTTGACCTTTTCAAGTTTTTCCTGTCTTGTTGCTTCTTCGTATCCTTTGATCTGCGTATCAATATTTGTAATTGCTTTATTAACAATACCAATCAGTTCTTTCTCTTGTTTCTCAAATGCTGAATATGGTTCTGTAATCTGTTTTTTTATTTCTTTTCGTTTGCTCTCTAAAGCTTCCACAAATTTATTAAGATTTGCACGATCTTTTTTTGCATCTTTTACTTGATCTGCTGTATAAACCAGATTCATGTAATCATTTGCTTTTCCTTGGATTTCTGTTTTTAACTCTTCATAGTTCCAGTCAATCTCTTTCAGAAATCCCTCTTCCTGTGGATTGTATATCTTAAGTTCCATACATTTCTCCTTTTTATATTTCCGGAAGGATTAAATGTGGCTGTTGCCTTTTTTCGACTTTCTGCCAGAATTCTTCTTCCGCTTGTCTTAATATCTCAATATCTTCTTCTACGTCTGATCGCTCAATATGGTAATCTTTTGTCTCCAGCCTGATTTGACCATGCCATACTGATTTCAGCTGTGCTCTCAGTCCAACAAACTCATATTCAGTAACCAACAGATAATGCAACACCTGTATGTAATAGTTGTCCGGAATCTGATCTCTCCATTTTTCACGCTGCATACTTTGCAGGATATTAGTTGTCTTGATTTCTAAGATTCCTTTGCGACCATCCTGATCGGTTAGTTCTCCATCCAAAGATGCATGTGCCCATGGATACTTTTCATTCCGGATCATGTTGTCTCCGAAGTACTCAACCTTGTACTCTGGATGGTCAAGTGCGAACAGCGATCTAAGCAACGGCTCCGCATCATGTCCATACCTTACATAATCTTCTCCGGAGATATCTGCAGGTACTCTCTGTCCTATTTTTTCTAAGTATAGATCAACGTTAGTTTTATAAGGGCTAAGACCTAACACTGCAGATGCATCAGATCCACCAATCCCATGCCTTGCATTTAACCAGGAATCAAAGGAATCGAACTGGATCCGTTTGATTCCTTTGCTAATCTCAATCTCCTGCATCTTTAAACCTCTTTCCCAATTCTTCTAATTTAGGAAAGACAAGATCGAACTGTTCTTCTGACATTCCACAAAACTCAATTCCTGCATTTCCATACTTCTCTCCAATGATCAAAGCATTTCCAAGAATCGGGTATCCATGGCGATCTGTCTCATACAGCCATGAAGCTATCTTGTTTAATTTGGTTTCGTCGCAATGAAAATAAAATTCTTCATCAACCAACATACTTACTTTTGATCCCGGAACATTTTTGACCTCAATTCCTGCACCGATCTCTGTATATAATCTCTTGGGCTGTACATGTTCAATTAGCTCACATCTGTTTCCGATGTGTTCTTTCAACTTTTTCCATGATTTAAGTCCCACGTCTGGATATTCCAGCTCTTTTACCTCATTATCAGTTGTGATCAGAATCATCTTTCCCATTGTCATTTCCTCTTCTTTCTTCTAATAATCCCATCAATTTTTCTTTCAGATACCCTGCTTCGATCATACAGTTCGGATTGTCGAGAAACAGCATTGTACTGTAATCTGGTCGCTGTTCTGTACTAAAGCCATTTTCCCAGATCTTAACGCTTAGCACTGCGGTGGCTCCATGATATTCGACGCATACGCACGGAACACCTGGCTCTCGCCAATCTATCCAGTCTATAGTTCCATCTGTCATCTCTTGCAGTCGCAACGATAGATCAAAGATCTCAACTGCTGTTTTTCTGATTTCACTTTTCTTCTGATCTGTGTTATAATTTGCTTGTCTATTTAATTGTGTGCCTAATGGAGTTGCCGCTCCGTGGGCACTTTTTTCTTTCTCATTCATCAAACCTCTTCACTCCTTCCTCAAATACTACTGCTGTGATCAAACACACCGCAGCTAATTCTTTAAAGATTCCACACGCGATCAGCACTGCTGCCGTGCAGATCATGGCTTTTGTTTCACTTTTCATCTCATGCTCCTTTCTCAAACACTTATCATTTCAGTTGCAAAAAACTTTTTTGCATTTATGAAATATCTATGCTTATTTTCACTTGTTTGGATTGCATATCCCCAGGGAAATTTTTCTTGAATCAATCCCTTTTCGATTGTTGGAACACTCAACCCCATTAACTTTGCAACTTCTTTTACACTTAATGTCTCTATTTTTTCTACCGGAATGACTATTTCCTCAAAAAAATTCTCCTGTAAATTAAGTATTGCAGCAATCTCATTTTTTCTTTCTTTTGTCGGCTCTGAATCTCCAGACATCCACTTACTTACTGTAGATCTGCTTACACTACAGATTCTGGACAACTCTACTTGATTGATGTTTTGATCTGCCATTACTTTTTTAAGCCTGTCCCTGAACACCTTTATCACCTGCCTTTCTTCAGATGGCTTAATTCCCTGCCCGACGATTGAGTGCTATTTTTAATAATTAACCAATTTAGGGAGGGGTTTCAGGGTTACGTGTATCGGACAGAGGATTAAGCCATCTGCTATTATTTTGTTGTCTTTCTTCCATATATCTCCTATACTTAAATCACAGGGCACTGGCATGTCCGAGTATTCAAGAAAGGAGAAATCCGTATGAAATACATTTTCTACATTGATCAGGAAACCGTATCTTGCGATTCAACCACCATTGAATCTTTAATTAAAGATAACTGCAATTCATATTTACAAGTAAATTCATCGCTTTGGGCTTTAGATATTGACAAAGATCGTTTCATAACTAGTTTTCTTGCTCCTGAAAAATACTATATCGATATACTCTTTGATGAATATCTAAATGATTCCAGTATCTGTTTTATGCTAGATGCGAATTCTAAACATTGTAATTATTTGTTACCGGACAGTGCTATTCAATTTATTTATAAGGACGTTGAATAACACGCTTCTTAATAGCTTTTGTCCCTAAGTTTTGCAACGCTTCTGTCATTTGAAGGAGTGCAACTACATCTTCTTCATCTAGATATTCTTTTTGGCAGAGCGTTGTAATTGCTTTTTGAATTTGATTTCTTACATAATTCAAATAATCACTAGTTATTGTGATATCTGGTTTTTTTCCCATATTCTCACCTCCTGGTTATTTAGTTTCGTTTTTGTGAACTTCTTTTGTAAAAAAATATACTCCTATCTCATTAGGAATAATACCAAGAACTTCTGATCCCCGATCAATGTCCTTCTGCGAAAAATAAGACTTTCCCTGAAAAACGTTTGTCAAATAGTTATGTGATCGTCTTATCTCTCTCGCAAATGTGCCTTCTGTTCCACATTTTTCTTTAATTCGTCCGCGTAATTTTGAATAATCATACTTAGGCTCTGCGAACAAGTTAATCACCTTCTTTCTTTTGTTCCGTTTTTGTGAACCTATATCTAGTATAACACATCATTTACACTTGTCAATTCTTTTTTTCACATTTTCGGAACTTTTTTTCAAATATTCATTGTAAATGTGAACTTTTAATGCTATAATCCGAGTATAGTACATATAAGAAAGAAGGTGTTCATTTGAAAAAAGACACAAGCACAAGGCTTCAAGAGTTAATGCATATAAAAAATATTAACCAAGTCGACCTATGTCAACGTACTGGTATTCCAAAGTCGTCTATGTCAATGTATTTAAGTGGTGAAAGAAGCCCGAGACAGAACCGACTATCTCAAATTGCAGAAAAATTCAATATATCTGAAGCATGGTTGATGGGGTATGATGTACCTATGGAAAGAACTGATTCTCTATCGGACGAAACTTTATCACAGAAAGATAAACGCGATATTTTAGATATTATAAGTTCTACCAAGGCTGAATTATTATCCCAGGAAGGATTAATGTTTGATGGCGATCCCGCTTCTCCTGAAGCAATTGAATCTATTCTAAACGCAATGGAAATTGGGATGGAGATGGCTAAGAAAAAGAACAAGGAAAAATATACACCTAAAAAATACAAAAAGGACTGATGTGAATGGACATAAAAAAGATTGTAAATTCGCTTGTCAAGAAACACAAAACAAGAAATCCTTTTGAGATTATCAAAGGACTAAATGTTATTCTTGTGCCAGTGCCACTTGAAGGTGTCAGAGGGTTTTATCAATATTTTCAAAGAAATAATATTATCTATATTGATGATTCTCTTCCAGAACATGAACAGATTCTTGTCTGCGCCCATGAGTTAGGCCACATGCTACTGCATAAAAAGGCTAACGCTCTCTTCATGGATACGTATACTGGATTTAACACCACAAAATACGAAAAAGAAGCTGATTTATTTGCTATGGAACTTCTGGTACCTGACGAAACATTCTTAGAATATCAAGAATATACAACTGAACAAATTGCACTCGCTCTTGGGTACACTGAAAAACTAATTAAGTTAAGATTAAAATCAAAATGAAGGGAACATAATGGGGTTATTAAATTCAATATTTGGAAACAACGAATTAAATGATAAGATTCAGGAATTAGAAAATTCTAATTTAGAAATGCAAAAAACAATTGCTAATCTTGAAATCGAAAAAGCTAAATTGGAATCGAAGCTTACACCTGAAATGTTGGATTTGGAATCTTTACAAAAACAGATTTCTGAATCACAAGTAAAATTTGCTCATGATAAAATGGAACAAGAACAAAAGCTTTCAGAACAGTATGATAAGTACATGGAAGAAATTTCTAAGCAAAAGTCGCTTATTCTTGCTTACAATGACGAAATTAATGAGCTAAATTCTAATATAAAAGAATTGAAAAATGAACTTATTACTTTCTCTGATGAAGTTCTTGTTCAGGATTTCGGGTTATATGAACCACGCTACTCTTTTACTAACGCTGATGCTTATAAAGCAGAGCTCATAAATATACGAAACCAGCAGAAAGCAATGATCAAGGATGATACAGCTGTATCCGGGAACATAGGATGGCAAGTAAATGGTAGTGAAGCCAAAGGACGAAAGTTAGTAAAAGACATGCAGAAGCTACTGCTTCGTGCGTTCAACAGTGAATGTGATGAGATTATTAGTAAGGTAAAATACAATAACTATGATACATCTGTTAAGAAAATGGAACGAAGTTTCAATGCTATTGCTAAATTGGGTGTAACAATGTCAATTTCCATAACCGCTCATTACTATGATCTGAAAATTCAAGAGCTTAGATTAGCTCTCGAATATCAGATTCAAAAACAGCGTGAAAAGGAACAAAAGGCAGAATTAAGAGCTCAACAGCGTGAAGAAGCTCGATTACAAAAAGAACTAAAAGAACAACGTAAAAATATTGATAAAGAACGCAAACATTACGAACAAGCCCTTTCTAATATCAATCATCAAATTTCAACCGCTTCTGATGACAATATAGAAGATTTAAATCAAAAAAAAGAGGAAATCATACAATCTCTTTCCGAGATTGACACTAAAATCAAGGATATTGATTACAGAGAGGCTAACCAAAAAGCTGGTTATGTATATGTAATTTCTAACATTGGATCATTCGGTGAAGGTATTTACAAAATCGGTATGACACGTAGATTAAATCCACAAGATCGTGTAGATGAATTAGGAGATGCTTCTGTTCCATTCAAATTTGATGTACATGCAATGATCTTTTCAGAGGATGCTCCAGCATTGGAAGCAGCCTTACATAGAGCTTTTGAAGATCGTAAATTAAACCTTGTAAACCAAAGAAGAGAATTTTTCAGAGTTTCCTTAGATGAGATCAAGGATGTTGTTAAGAATAATTTTGATAAAACAGTGGAATTTGTTGATGTTCCTGATGCTGATCAGTACAGAATCTCCCTGAAACTACGAGAGGAGGAACATCAAGAATGAGCATCTTTGATTTTTTCAGAAAGTCGAAACCCGAAGAACCTAAGCAAGAAGTTTTAGATGAACCATCAACTTCTAACATCGCCTTGGATTCATCATCTTATGTCAATGATTCAGAAGTTTCCCTAAAAAAAAGAGAGTTTTATACAGCTGTATTCCTCGACAGATACAGTACTGGAACTCCGATCATGGACGACAACGAATATCCAAGATACTTCCAGTATGATTTTGAAATCAAAAGCCCATCTAAATTTCATAAAAAATTAGTCCAAGATGGTTATTATAAAGATGCTGAATTGGTAGATATCTTGCGTTCTTTAAGAATACCAGAGTTAAAAGCTCTGTTAAGAGAATTACGTCTACATGTATCAGGGAACAAAGAAGATTTGATCAATCGTCTATTAGCTACTGATTCCTCTGATGAATTAATGCATATTTTAAATGCTGATCATATAAAATTTTATTCTCTATCTAATAAGGGAAAATATTTTGTGGAAAATCACAAAGATTATATTGATCTGTTTAACCACAGAATCAAATTAGGGATAGGCATTGACGAATATATATCTGCTAAGAAATCATGTCCAAATAATTATGATTTTCATAAGATCATTTGGTCTATATTCAATGATCGAGAATTTGAATACATGAAAAATAGTAAATTCAATTTATTAACATGTAATTATCGATCTATGGCTGAATGGCTAGGTGATTCAGGTAAACAGGAAGATTCTCTTCTGTACTACCTAAAGGCACTCTACTTTGAGATTATGGCTTCAAATTTTAGCAACATATCATTATATAACGATGGCGTATATTCTTCTACACGTGTACATTCAGATTCTTTTAATGAACCATATTTAACATATCTTGTAGGAAAAATTTATAATTTAAGAGAATTTTATTCTCAAACAATTTTTGAAGATGCTTGTGAAGTAATGAATCACTTTTATGAATTTGTCTTATGCGATAAAAATACTTTCAAACGTTTGGTTGAAGATATAATCAATAATAATTACGATCATGACAAATGGATGAAGGAATTTACGACGAATCAGATCGCACTGGCACTTGGGTATAGTGAGGAATTGATTCGGTTGAGATTGAAATAGATTTATTTTGTCAGACTCTGACAAAGCAGTAAAAAGTACAGCAGGTATAATAAGGAGTAAACATATGGACCTTACAGAAAAACTACTTGACAAATCAAAAGAAGCTTTTACCATGGCAATAGAAATATACAATAAACCAACAATCAAATATAGAATTGAAGGTTTTAGTTTCTTTATCTGCAATGCCTGGGAATTAATGCTTAAAGCTTATATGATAAAAGCAAAAGGCGAAAATAGTATATATTATAAAGATAATCCAGAACGAACTTTATCTTTGGAAAACTGTATCCAACAAGTATTTACAAATAATAAAGATCCTCTTCGTATCAATCTTGAAAAAATTATTGATCTTCGCAATACCAGTACACACTTTATTGTAGAAGAATATGAAATGGTATATGTTCCATTATTTCAATCTTGTATATTGAATTTTAATGACAAAATGATGTTATTTCATTCTATAGACATGACAGAAATCATTCCTCAAAACTTTCTAACACTGTCTGTCAGCATGAAAGCCCTGAATGAATCTGAAATAATTGCAAAATATCCTGAACAGATTGCTACAAAAATATTCAAAACACGTGATGCTATTGATACTCTATCCCAGAATAATAATGCTAAATTTGCAATCACCATAGAACATCATCATTATATTACAAAGAAAAAAGAAGAAGCTACTTCTTTTGTAAAAGTTGATAAATCAGCTGATACTCCTGTGCAGATCATTAAAGAGCTGAAAGATCCAAACAAAACACACTGTTATACTGCAAAACATTGTATCGATGCTATACAAAAACAAATAAGTAAGAAAAATATTCAGTTAAAATATAATGGTAAAAATACTGAGTTTAACCGTTTTCATTTTAATAATTTTTGTAAACACTATGGATTAAAAGCCAATCAAAAGTTTTGTTATATTCATACACAGTATGAACAACCACAATATACCTATTCTCAGCAAGCAATTGATTTTATTGTGGTCGAACTTACAAAAGATCCAGAACATATTTTAGATAATATTAAGACAAAAAAATAAGTCAACCCCAGGGGCAAAGGAAATTCTAAGCATTACTGCCTACTCCCATTCAGGAACCCAGCCATATCCTTCTCGAGTTAACTTATTGTCATTATAATAGTTTATACATCATCTGTCAATTTATGCACAGATTTTTATACAAAATACTTTTGTCAGACTCTGACAAAACAATTTACTAAATACCATTTCGGTAACTTCACCAAAATGGTCAAAATAAAAAACCGCCTGGCTGACAACCAGACGGAATTTAGAAACCTATCAACAACGTGGTGTGTGATATGCTTCTGACTCGACACCAGAATTATATCATACATCCTGCAAAAACACAATTTGATAAGGGTGTATTTTTTGTACCCTTTTTTTAGAAAGGAATGATGATATATGGCAAGAAGAAACCCCAACGGCTACGGCAGTGTGACAAAATTAAAAGGTAATCGTTCACGCCCTTATGTGATTAAAGTCACTACATACGATGAAGATGGACACGGAAGGCAGGTCCCAGTGGACTATGCTGCTACTCGTGAAGAGGCAAATATTATTTTAGCCAGGTACAATGATAATCCTTGGAATATTGATCGCAATCGCGTCACTCTTGCAGAATTATATAAGCGATGGCTTGAAGTAAAAGCTCCTAAACTTGGAAGTTCTCGTTTATATACACTTAAAGCAGCTTATAAACATTGTCAAAAACTGTACGGAAAGAAATATAGGCAAATACGAGCTTATCATATGCAAGCAACCATGGACGATTGTGGTCGTAGTTACGCTACACAATCTCATATCAAAGCACTTTGGTGGCATTTAGATAATTTTGCATTTGAATTAGACATTATAGATAAGATGTATTCTCAAATAATTTCTGTCAGCACAGAACAGGGAGAAACTAAACGCACTCCATTCACTGAAAAAGAAGTTGAAGCTCTGTGGAAAATATCTGATCAAAAAAATGTAGATATTGTATTAATCTATATTTACACCGGATTCAGATTAATGGAATTGTTAAATATGACATGTGATCAGATCAATCTTGAAGAAGAATATTTTAAAGGCGGAAGCAAATCTTCTTCAGGGAAGAACAGAATTGTGCCAATCCATCCTCGTATCATGCCGTTTGTGAAAAATCGGCTAAAGAAAAGTAATGAATATTTTTTAGAAACTGATGAAGGATCTAAATTTAAAAAAGGGGATTTTTATGAAGAATGGAAAACTGTTATTTCTTATATAACAAAGAAGAAGAAAACTCCTCATGAAGCTAGACATACTTTTGAAACATTCCTTGATAATGCAGGTGGTAATAGAAAGTGTATTGATATGCTGATGGGGCACAAATCTAAAGATGTTGGAAATAGGGTTTATAATCATAAAACAGTGGAACAATTGAGAGATACTATTCTCTTGTTGAAATAATAAATTTCCATTCAACAAGTAACAAATTAGTAACACATATGTTAGGAAATGACCATTTTAAGCCATTTCCTAACATTGCAAAATTATTATACCATAAAAAGAATGGCACTGCATATCACTTTAGTAATATACAGTATCTTTCCTTTCTTCATTATCATCATGTATCTACTTTATCTAAGCAAATTCCACATTACAGCCTGTGCTTTTTCTAAGTCTTTT